CTTCAAAATACGATGTTGTTTCGTTAAATCCAAAATCATCATCAAACGATGCGGTTACCGGATCAGGTGTAGCAGAATATCTTTGTTCTCTGGCCACTGCAACATCTGGTGTACTTGTGTATTGGTCCACCTGAACAGATTTAATAACTTTCTGAGAATAAACAGGACCATAAAGAAAGTATTTTGCAGTAAATGAAAGAGTGTAAATGATTGCTTTTCTTATTGCAAATTCACCTTCATAATTATCTTCATAACCAATACTATTCAATACAATAGGAACATCACGAATAATGTCCAATTCAGGTCTTTCATTCAAAGTAATAGCATATTCTGGTTGAAAGAAAGGTAAAATTTGTTCTACAATTTGTAATGCATCATCAGAATTTTTTGCCATCACATATAATTCAAAGTTTAAATTATATGGAACTGGCATGTATGAAGATGCTAATTGTTCAGTAGATTGTGTACTTGCTGTTTTCTTGACTTTAATTGCACGATTTAGTTTTCTTGTTGAATCGTATTCTAATCCTGTAATTTCAAAACCAATTCTAGGAAGAGTGATTGCAACTTGTTTTTGTAGTTTGGGGTCATCAGTAATACGAACAAGCCATTTTTGTTTAGGTCCATAGGCCAAAGGAACTTTAAGTGTCTGACTAACTTGTCCTGATGAATTTCTTCTTACAAGATAAATGTTGTTAAAAATACTACCAAAAGCAACAACAATATCTCTTGAGGTTTGATGATAAAAATGCTCACCAATCATATAACATCTCCAAATGGATTAGATTCTGTAAAATCAAGAATGTTATCATTTAAGATTTCAAAATCTTGATTCTGTGAAGTTTTTTCTATTTCTTATATTTTATAGTATTCATTGATTATATAGTAAACATCAGAACCTGTAAGATAATCCTCTAACACCAAAGAGCCAACTTCATTTTCCAGACTTATTTGATAAGTCTGCATACTCAATGAATAAGTATCTTCTATTTGATTTATTTCTTCTATATTAGTATTAAATTCTTCTGAACTATATTCAAATGTTCTACATTTTAGTTTGAAAATTGGTAAATTGTGTAGTTGATAAAATGGATCATCATGGTCTACAAATCCAATTTCAAAAATATATTTTGTTACTGGAAAATATATTAAATCGCCTTCATTTGGTCTTGACTTTTCTACTAAATTTTGGTCTAGTGAAATAAATTGTTGCCATCTTCTTCTGGAAATTACAAATGTAATTTCATTACTAATGTCAAGTCCAAACTTGGTCATTAATTCTTTTTCACCATCAAATCCTTCAACATTTTCAACATACATTTCTATCATGTAAGCATCATTGAATGAAGAAAGAGGATCTTCTCCAAAAATATCATCAAGATTTACAATCTTTCTAGGAAGATAAAAAACATCTTGGCCGAACACTCTGAGTTGTTCAATAATCAAGTCTTCATAAAGATTTTGTTCGGGTCTTGATCCTGTATCAAAATAAACAGAAGTTGGCATTTTTATCCTATCATAATTTCAGGAGGTAATTCATAGGCCAACTGAATCTGTTCTTCTAGTTTTAATAACTCTTCCTGTGCTTGTTGATAGATTGTTTCACCATTCATGGTCACACCACCCAACATCTGAACACCATTGAACTTGATTAGATTGCTACCCCATTGTAATTTAATTAATTGAGTAGCATATCTTTTCAGATACATGTCATTCCAAATATCTGGGAATGTAGCTGGATCAAGTTTACGAATTGCTTCAATCACGATATATTCACCGTCCACAACATCATTTTGCCAATCCATGTCAATGTATAGGCGATTCTGATGTTGATTGTGTCTGATTGGTTTTTGTCCAATTAGAATACTATCCAGCAAGTCAAGATGCTGCATAGTCATATCATAATGAATGATGGAAGTTGATGAGAAATCATACAAGTCATTCAATCTTAGTTGATACCGAACATCAAACATGTTGATGTTTCCTTTGTCACTAAAATTGAATACCTTGATGACTGAAAGAATGGAATCTGGAACAGGAATGTAATTTTTTTGTTCTTTCCAGGATGCTGTAGTTGTACCATCTACATCAGTAACTGTTGCAAGTGTATTGTCGGATCTTGCTCGGTCAATATCTGCTTGAGAAACTTGATATTTTAGATAAACTCTTTCGGCACCATCATAATGATATTGAGAAAAATACTGAAGAGCTTGGTCTATTCTATCTTGAACTTGGTCAGGATCTACATTAATTTCAATAACAGGATGTCCTAATGACCTCAGGCAGTATTTTCTAAATTCTTCTCTGGTTGAAGGTATCGGCATTTTTTATCCTAATGCTATTGAAAATATAATTCCATTATCAACTGCTTTATCAGTCACCTCTTGAGAAGAGTCTACATCAAGATTTGTTCTTGCAGTAGCAACATCATTTAAATCACTAAGATTATTTGCAACAGCTAACGCTTCGGATGTAGAATAAACATCTAAACTTGCTCTAGCAGTTGCACCAGATTCTATAGTAAAATTTGTTCCATCACCAACTATAAAACTTCCATCAGATGGTGATAAAGCCGAAATATCGTCTAAAGTTGCTGCATACGCTTGAATGTCAACACCTATCTGAAGACCTAAATTATTTCTTGCATCTGAAGCAGTGACTGCTCCAGTACCACCATCAGTAATAGAAATAAAATCAGTAGAAATAAATTCTGCTAATCCAGTAGGGTCACTTCCTGTATACGTTGCTTTTATAGGAGACTGTGCAGCCATTATTTTCCTTTTAGCTCATTACCATAGTAGTATATGATGTTCCATTAGAATCTGTAAATGGCAAATACAAACTTTGTACTGCTTCTGATAATGTTCCTGCTTCAACTCTTAACTTTAAACTTAATGATGTTTCGTTAGTATCAGAAAATGGAATTCCTATTGGAGTTCCTATTGTAATAGTATCTGTGGTTGCATCTGTTGTAATACTATTTAGTCCAGAGCCAACCAGCGTAAGAGTGTCCGTAGAACTATCAGCTTGTATTGTAGATTGTCCACTTACAGAAATATTAGTAAATGATGTTCCTGCAGCGCCTGATGTTGCACCATTTCCTACAACAACAATTCCAGTACTAGAACGAACATAGATTTTTTGGTCTGCTGTATTAACAGCAACCTCACCTATTTCTAAATTTGAAGTTGTAGGTATGGAACCGCTTGTTTCAGACCTTTTTAATTTAATTACAGATGACATATTTTATTAATATGATCCACCATCAACGGTTGTTACAGTAACAAGTCCAGCAGTAACATTAAAATTAGATGAACTATATGTGGAAACACCTTTAGTACCACTAGTATCAGCATTTACTCCAGAAAAATTACCTGTTGAACTATTATATGCTAATCCTGTGCTTGCAGTAACACCTACAGCTGCCCTTCCTCTAGCATCCGTATACCACAAATTAGTTGCTCCTACAGCTTCTTGAAAATCATCAGTATCAAATACATATGAAGCACCTAAAGCAATAACTTGACTGTTGATAGTAATTGAAGAATTTGCTAATTTTGCATTTGCAATAGAACCAGCTAACATGTCATTGGTTACACCAAGAGCTTTAATGTACAAAGCGTCACTACTAATTCCAATTGAACTATCATCTACATTTACAGCCAAACTAATCTGGTCTGTTGAATGTGTAGAAGTAATAGCACTTCCACCAATAATAGAAAAAGTATCACCTAAATCTACTGCATTTGAATTAGTACCATCAGAGATTGTGACTGATGAATTTACTAATTTTGTATTTGCAATAGAACCAGCCAACATGTCATTAGTAATTCCACTTGCTAATACATACAACTGGTCATTTCCATTTAATCCAATGGAAGAATTATCATACAAAACGTCTAATGTATTTCCTGTTTTTGATAAAGCATCACCAGCAGAAATTTGTCCTGCTCCAGAAAATTGTTCAAACGTAATATTAGAAGTACCTATTGTTGGTGTACCATTATGTGTTGCAACAAATCCAGAATCTGCATTGTCAGTACCTTCTTCAATAAAAGTAAATGCACCACCTGTTATTTCATCTGCTTCATTTGCATCTGGTGTTCTTGTAAGAACAAATACTGCTGTTGATGAACCAGTATTTGTAACAGTGTAAATACCATTATCAGTTTGTGCTGTTTGATCTTTTACCAAGATTCTATCACCAACAGAAAGAGTAACACCATCAACAATAATAGCACCATTGGATGATGCTGTTAATACGCCAGAACTGTATGTAGCAGAAAGATTTGCTGTTGTTGCAACTCTACAAGATTCTTTAACATCCAATCCTTGAGCAA